ATATATAAAAAAAATAAAAAAAAAAAAAAAAAAAAAAAAAAAAAAAAAAAAAAAAAAAATAAAAAAAAAAAAAAAAAAAAAAAAAAATATATCAGTGATATGATGATTAGTTTATATTTTGATAATATCGTCATATTTTAATTTAGTATTATTCAAATAATCAGTAAATATTGTATCTTTAAAACTATTATCTATGGGTACATTAAATTTAGATTGATTATTCCTGTATGAACATTTCCATTTAAGATGATTATTTAATATAGGATTTTTACATTGCTCATCGATATTAAATATAGAACTGAAAGGTGAATTTATAAATTTAACATTATAATCACTATTTTTTACAATAAAAGTTTCTTTTTTTTTATTTAAAAAAAATAAATTATTTTTAGTTATAATTAAAATTGAAATAATAAGAACAATAATACAAATATAACATGCTAAAATTAGTATATTTTTATATAAATCTCCAACTTTTTCTAACATTATATTATATAAATATATTAATTTTTAATCTGATAAAATTTTCTTTTTGAATGTCTATATTAGAGAAATATAAATATGTTATTATATGGTAGAAAGATGAGATATAATAACATATTTATATTTTTTTTTTTAATATAGTATTAGTAGAAACAAGAGCTAAAAATATTGTAATAAAAAGTATCATAAATATTCCAACTAATCCAAAATTTATTTCTTCCACATTATTTGTATTAGAATTTTGATTAGATGTATTTTCATCAGGTACTGTTTTATTATTATCAATTCTAAAGATATTTATTGGAAATAATATAGTATTTATAAAATAAGCAAATAATGATTTTGATTGAGACTTTCCCGTTAATGATGATTTAGTAGTCGATGGAGAAATAGTAGGAGAGCTGGTAGTAGAGGTAGGAGAGTTGGTACTAGAGGTAATAGATTTAGTAAGGGTAGAAGAATTGGTAGTAGATGTAGGAGAGTTGGTAGTAGAGGTATGAGAGTTGGTAGTAGAGGTAGGAGAATTGGTAGTAGAGGTAGGAGACTTGGTAGTAGCTGGAGCTATAACAACAGTTCCTGGAGTATAAGGTTTTTTTGAAGTTGTTACAGTAATAACAGGAGATTTAGTAGTAGGATTGTTTATTACATTGTAAAAACATTCATAGTTATTTGAGTTAGATCTAAATGGAGCATATAACATTTTTAGATAGTATAAAATATTAAAAGATAAAATTATATAAATTATCTTGTAATTTTTTTTTTTTTACAATTAATTTAATCAAATGTTAGTAATATAGGTTTTTTATAAATCTCATTGATATTATCAGATATGTCATTTAAATTATTTAATACAGGATTATATTTTTTTTTTTCAAGTGGACATAGTGAATAAATAATAAATTTTTCACCACGCATATATTTTTCTCTAGAATTTATTGTATAATTTTTTGTTTTAAGAATTTGACGTAGTACAGTTACAATATTTTTTTCATTTAATTCATTTAGATATGTTCTAGATTTACATGGTAAATAACACTCATATAATTCAGTTTTTAATTTTTCAATATTTTCAATAGTTTTAAGTATTTTTAAATCTTTACGTGAAAAAGATCTAGTGTCATTTAAATTTTGAAGACCAAAAGATTGTATAATTTTATTAAATAATTCTTCAGTAGGATATTTTTTAAAAAGCTGGTCTTTTTTCATTTTAATATAATAACGGAAAAAAAAATTTGAAACAATCTAAAGTTAATCTAAAAATTTTAAAAAAAATAGCTAATTATAGGAATAATTTTTTATTATTAGTTCGTCTATAATAATTTAAATTTCTGGAATTTTAAATTAATATAAAAAATATTTTTTTAAAAAAAAAAAAATAAATATTTTAAAAAATAATTATCAAGTATTTATTATAACTATTACAATAATTCATATATTTTATATATATCTAAACAAAATACAAATTTTAAAATAACATTATTTATTAAAGGTAAAATAATATTATTTTTTTCTTTATATATAATATATATATTAGAATGGGTATTTATACAGAAAAAGATATTGTCACAGGAAAGACTATAACTGCAAATGGAATGCTAGCAGGATATGTAAATGTCCCAGGAAAAGATAAACCTCAATTTAGATTTATTCGTAAATTAAATAATCAAAGTCTAGAAAAGAATAAGCAGAATTTAAAAAAAAATAAGCAAAGTCCTAAAATGAAAAATAAGCAAAATGGCGGTGGCGAAAAGCGACCAGTAAGTTTAAAAACAGCAGTTAAATTATTAAGACAATATTATCAAGAAAAATATGCTTAAGTAAATATATTAGATATATAATATATATAATATTATTTAACTAATAGTCATAAAAATATTTTTTTCATATGTTTTTTTTTTTATATAAGATGGTTCAGTATTATTAGTATTTTTTTTTAAATTTAAACCAACAAATTTATATTTATTAAGATATTGTATAATTTTAGAATCATTAATTATCGGTAATATTGGATTACATTGGTGTAACCAAATTTTATTAGCAGTATCTAATATAAATTTATCAGGAAAATATTCGACAATGCCATCTAGATTAGAATTAATTAATTTTTGATATTCTTCTGGTAATAGATGTGAACTATCTTTAGGAATGACTAAAAATAATTGTTGAATTGGTAAGTATGGTTTAGATATGCCGAAATCCTTAATATATATACGATTATTTAAATATTGACACAATTCTCTTAATGATGGAGCAGCAGGATAAGGATAATACCATTTCCATGAACAACATCCTTCTAAATAATATTTTATATTCCATTGTAAACCTTCTAAATAAATTTTACATAAGTTTTCAATAAAATCGTATGATTTAGTAATATTATCTATATGAAAATAGTGTTTATAATACTGATTACGCCAATTTTTAGATCCAAATTTTAATGAATTATCTTTTTTATAATAAATAGGATAGAATTTTAACATATCTAATTCTTTATCTAATAAACTTTTATAATATTTGTTATTAATAATTTTATTATCAATATTTTTTTGAAATTTATCTAAGATACCATCCTCAAAATTATACAATTGATTTAATATTTGTTGTAAAAATGTATAATCGATAATATTATTAGTAATAATGTATTTTTTTCTAATAGAGATAAGTTTAGTATATATTAATAAAAGATCATTAATACTACCTTCTGAAATATCTAATGTAATAAGATTTGGTAAAAAATCATTACCTAGAAGAAAACATAGAAATACATAATCAATAACAACCCTTGAATCTAATTCAAATTCAGTAATTTCTTGTATATCAATATTAGAAATTATTTCTTCTTTTAATCTAGTTTTAAATAATGGAATAGACAAATATAAAAGTTTATTATTACTAACTTGGCCAAATTTAATATCTTCTCTTAATAGGTATATTTCATTATCTAGACATAATGATAGCATAATAAGATCAGCATCTAGACCATAAATAGAAGATATAGATTTATAATCAATATTACGAATATATTCTATTATTTTATGTTCACCTTCACCTGGAATAGAGCTATCTGATAAAATAATATCAATATTATCATTAATATATTTATTTATATTATTAGAAATATAATTAGATAATTTTATCATAAATGTTGTACCAGGGGTGATAGCGTTAGTGTCCCAAAAATCAATATCTTTATTGTATTTTTTATATATATTTTGTCTCATATTTTTTTCAAATTGAGTTCTATATCTACGAATTCTTTGTTGTTCCATCTTAGCCCTTGGGGCAACTCCGTCAATAGAAATATATAATAATTTATTTGGTTTACAAAAATCGGTCAATTTACAAATATAATGTATACATTCATCGAACATTTTTATTTCTAATAATGATAGAGAATTCAGATCATTGTTAATATTATTTTCATTATTTTTATATTGATCATTATGAATTTTAATTAATTCTGGATTTTCATCAATAATTTTTTTACAACATGGATGAATTAAACAATTAGTATCTAAAAATAAATTATCAATAATATTATCATTATTAATATTATTAATAGTATTTAATTTATCAATAATTAAATCAGGATATTTATTAGTAATAAATCTAAAATATTTAGGAATTCCCATTTTTTAATAATAATAAATTATGTTTAAATAATTAAAAATTTTAAATCAAATTTATTAAATATGATTAATATCAAAATTATCATCACTATCACTATTATCATCTAAATTATAATCCAAATATGTATTATTATTATTTTTATTATCGTTTTTATCTTTATTATTTTCATCATTTTTTGTATTTTGATAATTAAATGTTATTTCATTATCAAGGTATCCTGTTTTTTTTTTTATTAAAAATTCAGGAATCTCATTATTTTCAATAAGTATTTGAATTTGTTCTGGAGTATATTTTTGTATAATATCACATTTATCATCTTGAAAATCTCGTAAACTAATTAATATAATATCTCCTTCGTTACACCAACTTCTTTTTTTTAATTTGCCTCTCATATGAGCTAATCGATTTTTATTATCAGAACATTCAACATTAAATCGACAATTTCCTAAAACATTAATAATATATGCATATTCTTGATCGCTATCACTTTTAATCAAATTCTTGATATTTAATTTATCTTGATTATTATCACGATTTTTAGCAAATTTTTTATGTTTAGATCCTCCAGTGGTATTTTTTACCATTTTATGTTATTTATTATAAATAATAGATATTTCTTAGTTAAAATATCAATAATAAATTTTTAAATGGTTTTTAAAAATATAAAAAAAAAAATAATATTTTAGTTTAAATATATAAATTTTAATATTGATAAATATTATCTATGATCAACAAAGTAAATTATTCTAGTAAAGATATTGATACTATTATTTATTTACAAAAATTTTTAAAAAATCAAATAAATATAAAAAAAAAACTCCAAAATGAGTTAGATTATTTACTATTTTTTTCAAATAAAATAATATCAAGAGTTAATATTTCTTATACAGAATCAATAATTAATGAGAATGAATATAAAATTTATATGGATGAATTATCAGAGGTATTAAATAAATTAAATATTTTTCCGATTAAACTTACTTTTAAAATAATAAAACAATTAACTCGATATAGAATAATGGTTACAATAGCAGAAATAAAACTAAAATTTATTAATGTAGTTCAAAAAACTGGATCACAAGAATTAAAAGATATTCTCAAATTAATATTAAATTTAGATATAAATAATAATAATTTAGATATTAAATATAATAATTTAATAAAATTTTATAATATAGTTTTTAATACAACAGGATGTGACATATATGAAAGTACTAACAATGAAAATATATCATTTAAGTTGTATAATACAGGAAAAAATTATTTGAATGATACAAATATAAAATTGACTTCTTTTCAAACAGATTATCCAAGTTGTAATAAAATTACTATATTTACAAAATCACTTATACAAAAATTATATGGTGCTAAATTATACATACCATTAAAGGGTAAATTACTAGTAGTTTATGGTTATTTTATAAAAGATGATTTAAATATATCAAGAAATGAAAAATTTTTAAAAGAGAAAGAAACAACATTAATAAATAATTTTAAACAATTAGATGTATCAGATATCTTTAAGGATAATTATTTAAAACAAATATCATTAAAAGAATTTATATTATTAGGACATGAAGAAATATGTAATAATTGTATATCAGGTTATTCTGATTTAAAAAAATTAAAATCTAAGAATATTTCATCTATAATTAAAGAATTTTTGATTAATGATTTGGAGAAACAAAGATATTATATTACTATATTAATATTAGATTCTAATGATTCAGATTCTTATTATTTAGCATATTTATTATATGATTTAATATCATCAGATGCATCTTTACAAAATAATAAATGTTATAATCATATAACATTATATAGCTCACTTCATTGGTCCATACAGCGTTTATTTAAAATTTATAAAAAAGAAGTTGAAAAAATAAATGAAAAATTATATAATTTTCATGAAGAAAATATATCATACGAGAAAAGAATACATTTAATGAAAGCTGATGATTATATAAAATCGAAAGCATTAGATAAATTAAAAGAAATTAATAATTCTAAAGGCGGAGAAACCAATGCCAAAGCACAACAATATATAGATGGTTTATTAAAAATACCATTCGGTATATATAAATATGATAGTCTAACAATAAGTTTAAAAGAAATAAATTTAAAAATAAAAAAAAATATTAAATTTATAAATTCCAATATAACAATTTTAGAAGAAAATTTTAATCTTATTGATAATGAATTAGAATTATTAATAGATTTAAAAATTCTACTTAAAGAAAATAATATTAATCTTCTAAAAAAACCATTATTAATCGATATTTTTTTTAAAAAAATTATATTAATATTAGAAAGAAGTGATAAATTAGATAATAAGATTAAAATATCAAAAATAGATAAAGTAGATAAATTTGTAAATAATTTAAATACTACCAAATTAAAAGAAATTTGTAATAAATTAAATTTATCTAAAAGTGGAAATAAATCAGAAATAATAAAAAAAATATTAAATTCAGAAATTAATTATCTATTATTTCATTCTGTATTTCCTGAATTTGATAGTACTAAATTTAAATATTTAAATAATATTGATGAATTTATAGTAATAAAAAATAATTTAAAAAATATTGTCAATTTTTGGAATGATTATAGAAATGAACAAAATATTTATTTATCGAATGTTGATAAATATTTGGATAATGCTGTATATGGTCTAGACGATGCAAAAAAACAAATTAAAAGAATGATTGGTCAATGGATAAATGGTAATAATTTAGGATATATTTTTGGTTTCGAAGGTCCACCTGGAACTGGTAAAACAACATTAGCTAAAAAAGGTATATCGATGTGTTTACAAGATGAAAATTATGAAAAAAGACCATTTATTTTTATAGCATTAGGTGGGTCATCTAATGGTTCTACATTAGAAGGTCATAATTATACTTATGTTGGATCAACATGGGGACGAATAGTAGATGCTTTGATAGAATCTAAATGTATGAATCCTATAATATATATTGATGAATTAGACAAAATAAGTAGAACCGAACAAGGAAAAGAAATCATAGGAATATTAACTCATTTAACTGATCCAAGTCAAAATGAAGAATTTACTGATAAATATTTTTCAGGTATAAAGTTTGATATTTCTAAATGTTTAATAATTTTTTCTTATAATGACTATAATTTAATTGATAGAATATTAATTGATAGAATACATAGAATACAAGTAGCTAGTTTAAATAAATTAGATAAATTAATTGTAGCCAAGAAACATTTATTACCAGAAATATTAGAAAATGTAGGTATACATCAAGATCTTATTAATATTTCTGAAGATATATTAATATATCTAATAGATATATATACATTTGAACCTGGAGCAAGAAAATTAAAAGAAAAATTATATGAAATTATAAGAGAAATTAATTTAGAATATCTTAAAAATAATATAAATTTTCCATTCGAAATTACTAAAGAATTTATAGATAAATTATTTATAAATTCACATAAATTTACAATAAAAAAAAAAAATGAAACACCTCTAGTTGGTCTAGTTAATGGTTTATACGCAAGTAATGCTGGTATAGGTGGAATAACTATAATTGAGGTTTTTAAAAATTATTCAAATAATTTATTCGATTTAACATTAACTGGTCAACAAGGAGATGTAATGAAAGAAAGTATGAGTGTGGCAAAAACATTATGCTGGAATTTATTACCTGATAATATAAAAGATGAAATAATAAATCCTAATTCAAAAAAATTTGGAATACATATTCATTGTCCTGCTGGAGCAACTCCTAAAGACGGACCTTCCGCTGGTACTGCTATTACATTAGCAATTTTATCATTAGTAACAGGATTCAAAATTAATAATAATTATGCTGTTACTGGAGAAATTGATTTGAATGGTAATGTAACTGAAATAGGAGGGCTTGAAGCAAAAGTTGAAGGTGCTTTAGCAGCAGGAATTAATATTGTTTTATGTCCAAGCCAAAATAAAGATGATTTGTACAAAATAAGAAATAAAAAAAAACAAATAGAAAATAATGATTTTAAAATAATTCAAATTGATAATATATATGATGCTATTAATCATATGATGATATTTCCAAATAATATTGATAATAAAACTTTTTTTAAACCTTTGCACATTTAAACTTCGATCAATGTATATATCTTTTAATAATAAAAAATATATATATAATAATATGTACATAGTATAACATAAAAATTAGTTATAAAAATATAAAGATAACTATAAAATTATTTTAGAATCATTACAAATTTTTAACACAAAAAAAAAAAAATTCTAAATAATATAGATAAACTATAAAATTAGATAAATTTTAAACTTATAAATAACTCCCAATAATATATTTAATCTGAGTAAAATAAATAAATAGAGTATGCAAAATTACATGATGTTATTTAATAAATAAATAAATATATATAAATATATGTTTTTATATTTATATATATTAATAATAAATGGATACATTATTGTTTAGACGAAATTATTCAAATATTGATAAATTATCATACCTACTAAAAATGTCTCATGCAAATATTAAATCATATTATTCGGAAGATATGAATGATATGACAAATTCAGATGGTATATCTAAAAATGGTAGTATAATAAAATTAGAAAATAGTCTGTATTGTATTGCAAATTTAAATGATTTATTACTACCGTCACTTAATAAAAATAATATTAATTATAAGAATATTAAGTTAATAGACCATGTTTCTACTAGCAATTTAAATATAGATAAAAATTATGATGGAGAATCTTTAATAGATATATTATATTATAAATGTCTAAGATGTGATAAAGATTATATAATAATTAGTTCATTTGATTCAATAAATATTTTTGATATTAATATTGATAATATATTAAAAAATATATATACCTATAAATTTAATTTTGAAGATTTAAATAGAAAAATTGAAATTTATGATGAATATTTATACACTATAGCTCCTTCTACTGGTGAATTTACGATAATCCCTTTATATGATATATCGAATGATTTTATAGGTCAAGATATAATTAGATTAACAGTAATTGATGAATTCGGTTCTAATTCATATGCTAATGGTACTGGTTTTAAAATAGATGAATTACGAAAAATAATATATATATATAATGTTAATGATACTTCGAATATATATATTTATTCATTAGAAAAACCCTACAATCCCAAATTTATAAATTCTTATACTTTAAATGAAAATGTTCTAAATATAACATTTTTAAAATTATCTGATGATTTTTTAAACAGTATCGAATATTATTCTGAAAATAATGTCAAAAATAATCACTTAATTTTTATCACTACACAATCTTGTCATCATATTATTAATTCTACAAATTTAATTAATATTGAATATTTAGGAAAAAACAAAAATGATAGAGATATTATTGATTTGTCTAATATTATTTATATTGAAAATAATTTATTTCTTAGCTATAATAATACTAATTCATGTATTATATTTTTAGAATTAGCAACTGATAATAATGAAACTGAATCTGATTCTGAATGTGATCATGATGAAAATAATAATCAATTAATATTAAAATGGGTAAAATCTATTAAATTAGGTGAATTTTCTACCATTTCTAATATAAAATATTTTGATAAAAATTTATTTATTCTTAATAATACTAAAGGTTTATTAACATACAAAATTAATAAAAATGATGATAATATTCTATTAGAAAATATAATAGAAGTAGATTCATTTAGATACTATAAAAATTCAAAATTTGAAGGAGCAAAAAATATTATAAAATTTAATGATGTATATTATTTACTAGATAGTTATAATGGTATTACTATATTTACAGATGGTGTAGAAACTAATTATTCAGAATTATCTTTTTTAAATAATAATACAAATAATATAAATTATACAAAACTACCATTAAAAATATTTATACATATGGAATTATTATCTAATATAGATAATACAAAACCCGATATTATTGATTTTGAAACAAAAATTTTAGCAATAGATAGAAATCTAAAAATTGTATTACTTTATGTTCCATTTTATATTTTAGACTTGGTTAAACCATTTAATATTGATATTAATAATAATTACGAGAATACTATTAAAAATTTATCTTATGGAATTGATTTGAATACATTGGATTCAAAAAAATCTTTAATTAATGTTAATATTACATCTGATAATTATAATATTTATCATCCAATATATAAATCAAATATAGTTCATTCTTATAATAATAGTATGTATGGTAATAATATTAATACAGGAAATATAGATTTTTCTGGATCTTTAATTATTAATGAATATGGTAATTTAGTTTCATTCATAAATTTTGGTTCAAAAAATACATTAGATATTTCAGTATTAGCAAATATTTATACTGAATATTCAAAATATATAACTATTAATTTTACTGAATTTATATTATTTAAATCATTTGGAAGCTATGAACAAGATACTTTTATAATTGAAAATTTTGATAATAGTAATAATAATAGAATTATTTATTTTATTGCGAATAATAGACATGTTTTTATTGTTAGAAAAAATTTAATACCCAATATAAAAATTAATATTATTTATAAAGCTATCGATTTTAATAATAATTTATTAGGTTTCACTAATGTTATCAGTATAAATGAACTTAAAAACTCTAATATACCAGCAGAATATCTTAATAATGATTATTTATATTTTAATGCTTTTTATAAAGACGAATTATCACTATTAAATGGTATTTATGATGAAATTTATGATAATATTGATGTAGGAAATATTTACTTTTTAGAAGAACCCTTACAATTTGATAATATTTTAAGTATTAATCATAATCTTTCTAAATTTATATTTAAATCTACTAAATTAGATATTGATATTTTAAATATAGAATATTTGAATAGTAATGATATAAATCGTATAATTAATGTATATAATTGGAACAATAAATTTTCTGTTAATCATTTCCTTGATTATAAAAATCGAGTAGGAAAAGGATTTTTAGTAGTTAATTTAACAAATATATTTTATAAAATAAATACTGATAAATTAATATGTGGAGATATTATTGTATCTATAAATAATAGTTCTAACATATCTTCAGCCTTAATGTATAAAGATATAGTTAATCTAGATTATTACAGATTTATAAATAATACTTGGACAATACATCGCACAGAATTGAATTCAACTATTTTAAATAGTGACTTTAATAATTTAATAATATAATTATTTAAAGAATATATTATTTATTAAAGAATAAATAATATATTAAATAATATATTAAATAATAGGTTTTATGTCTTTTTTAAAAAAAAAATTTATATTTTTATGCTTTACATTATTAATTAATTTTTCTAGTATTCAAAGTATGGAAAAAAATACTGACCAAATACATAGAAATCAAACTAATAATTTCTTTACAATGATACCTAATATTCATTTTTTAAAAAAAACACATTTTCCTAGCAATACATTTTCACCTACAATTAAAAAAAATATACATACTCATATACATACACATAGTAACAGAACACATACACATACACATGATCACACATATACACCAGAGGGAAAATTAGTACGTACACATGCTCATCTATATAAAGGTTATTTTACAAAAATACCATTTTATAACATATCAATAAATTTTACAAAAGTACCATTTTATAACACATCAATAAATTTAACAAAATTATCTAGTAAATTTATTTTCAATAATAATAATATTATTAATTTACCGAATACAAAAATAAATGATCAATCAAATAGTGTAATTTCTCAATTACAAATATCAATATTGTCTTTATTTTTTAATTCTATAATAATATTTATATGTATTTAATACTAACAATTACATCTTCTGAATTTGAAATATCTATAACAAATTCTATTAATACTGGCTTTTTATAAATAATATTAGCATTATCATCTATCTTTATGATATTAAATTTGTTAGATATATATATTTGTTTGATAAAATGAGTTAACGTTATATTTATTTTAATAAAATTATCCAAAATATTATGTGGAATAATATGTAGATTATTATCTATTTTATTTCTAATTTGATTAACAATTATTGTAAATATACTTTTACTACAAATAAGTAATATTTTTTCTAAATAAATATTAAAATTATTATTTATATTTTCTAAAAATTCGTATGAATTACTAATATTTTTTTTATTCAAAGTTACATCTAAATCTTTATAATCTTCTTTAAATTTTTCTAAAATAGATAAAGAATTTTTATATAATTTTTTTAATTTTGAAAAAAAATCTATTTTATTTATTTTAAAAAATATAGGAACTTCTTCATTCATTATATTATCCATCATTATATTTTATTTTTTAAATATTTATAAATTAAAAAAATTTTTTATTGTGTTAACTGATTTATTTAATGAATTTATCCATCCACTAGAACCATTTATTTTTGGAGATTCACCAAGTATTTTATACCCCGCTGGTTCATTAATACTATCAATTATTTTATTGCATATATAATTTTCATATATAATACTTTGATTATAATTATTATTGTTAGGAGCGGATCTTGAGTAAACTTTAGTATCATCTTGAATATTAAATTGTATGTCATTTCGATCTAATAAAAACGATCTTGATACTATTCTTAAATCTGATTTATTCTTTTTAACACTTAATGACCTACATAGTTTAATCTTATCATCTTCTTCATTTATATTCGATTTATTTGTATCTATATCATCAATATTAAATATCATATTATCATCATCTATATCATTATCATTAAAAAATAATTTTTTATCTTGTCTTAATAATTTATTTTCGTCTGTATTATTATCTTCTAAGTTATTTGATATTTTTTTATAATCAAACTCTAAAAACCATTTTGATTTAAATATTGTATTCCAACTTATTCTATCAATAGGATTCTTTTCTAACATTTTTGATAATAAAAATTTTAAATCTTCATCTAAATTTATTATGTTAATATCTAAATTATTATCAACATTCTTTATTTTGTTAATTAAATCTTTATGATTTTTACAGGGATATGGATGTTCTTTAAATAGAATTTCATATATTATAACTCCTAACGACCATATATCAGACTTTTCTGTATATTCACCTACTTTTAGTATTTCAGGAGCCATGTATAAAGGACTTCCACAAAATGTATTTATCAAATCATTATTATAAAATTCTTTTGCAAAACCAAAATCACAAATTTTTATTGTATTATTATGCAATAATACATTTTGGGGTTTTATATCTCTATGTAAAATATTATTATTGTATAAATATTTTAAACCTAAAATAATTTGAAAAATATAAAAATAATCATTATCATTATTTTTTTTTTTTATATATTTGCTTAAATCTCCATTATTACAATATTCTAATATTAAATACAAATTTCCACTTGTTCTGATTACTTCATATAATTTCAATATATTATTGTTATCTAAATCTTTCATTAAATTTATTTCTGAATCTACGTATTTTTTATCAATATATTTTGTAAATTTTTTTACAGCAACCGGTTTTCTATCTTTTATTCTATATCCTTTAAAAATTAAAGAAAATGATCCATGTCCTATAGGTTCTGTAGAATAATAATAATCTCCAAGAGATTTATAATCCATTTAATTTATATAAATTTAATTAATTTTAAATATTTTTTTAAATAGATTTATTAATTTCGATTATTATATATATGAATTTTTATCATATTAATCTTTCTGATATTACTTTATCTAATATAAAAAAACATAATGATATAAAATATTTTAATATATATTATTTAAATTCACCTTTAATATTATCTTGTAGTAATTTAAAATTTTCAAAATATATTGAAAATTATGATCATTATATAGTTAGTTTTATAATAACAGATAAAGATTTATATAATTTTATAGAAAATATTAATATTAAAATTATTGATTATATTCATGATAAATGTTTTACTATTTTTAGTGAATCATTTGATAAAGAAAAAATTAAAAATTTATTTTTCTCAAATCTTAAAATTATTGAAAACACTTTTTATTTAGATATTAAAACTTACTCTATTGATCAATTAAAAAATAAAAATATTAATGAAAATATAAATATTGAAATAAAAATTTTAGGTGTATGGATATTTAAAAATATGTTTGGAATAACATTTGAAGAGAATTAAATATTAAGTATAATACTCATTTAAACAAAAAAAATATATAGAAATAAATAGTCATATTTATACATTTATATGTATTTTTTAATTAATATTTGGGTATTAATCTATTTTTATAATAAATACACATTCAAATTATCTAATTATATTAATAGAAATTATTTAAGTTTTTTCCATAGTTTTTGTACTACACTAATTTTATATTTTTATCATAATGAATTATATGAAAATCGTATAGACAAAAAATACTTAAATTATATTACACATTATTTATCAGTAACCTATTTTATATGGGATACTTTATTTATACTATATTATAATATCAAAAATAAAAATTTAAAAGAAATTTTATATATTTATCATCATTGTGTTTGTTTATTAGCATTAAATCAGACCATATATAATATAAATAAGTTAGAAATTAATAAACTATTCTTTTATGGAGAAGCTTCTAATTTCTTTAATTATATAGTTTATCATGCGATAAAATATAAATATTCACAAAAATATATTATTTTATTTAAAACATTACAAATTATCAATTTTTCATATTTTAGAATATTTCTTTTTAGTGAAATGATATTTTCTACACTATATCTTATCAAAAATAAATTTTTAGCTCTTAATTTATTTATAATTTATATATTAGGATTATTTTGGGGAATTAAACAAATTAAAAGTTTTATTATATCATTAAAATTTCAAAATAAAATTACAATTAAATAATAAATAAAATAAGATAAATGTATATTTTGTTTAATTTTTTATTTTTAATTTATAATTAATATAAGTATATAATAATCATTTATGCTTAATTTATTTCAATCGACATTTTTAATATCAAGTTTATTTTTTTTTATATGGATTATAACTAATACTTATTATTCTCTTTTTTTTAAAAAAAAAAAAAATAACATAGAAAAAAATAAACAAAAAAGAAAAATATTTATGGGATTAATATTAATAATTTTTGGAATTATGAAATTATATAATCTATCAAAATTTGTTAAAATATTCGGTAAATATGACATTATTAGTAATAAATTTAATTTATATGGTTATTTATATCCTTTTATAGAAATACTTTTAGGAATTTTAATACTTAAAAATTATTACATAAATCCTACTCTTAATTTTATTATAATTTTAATGATTATTAGTATTATTAGTGTTATTCTATCATTAATAAAAGGTGAAAAATTAAGATGTGGATGTTTGGGATCATTTTTCCATATGCCTTTATCTTATGTTACACTTTTCGAAAATATATTAATGTTAATTATGTCCTATAAAATCAAATAATTTATATTGTTTTTTTACAAAATTCGCATTGATAAATTTCATTCATTTTTTCTTTAAATTTTTCACTATTTTCAGAATAAGTTCTAAGATATCCAAGGTGAATGTCAATTCCTGCTATCTTCCAACTATGATTACAATTATGTTCTAATTCTGTTTTATAAATTTCTTCTATAGACGTCATGTGACAAAAATCACATTGGAAAATATCTTTACCAATATATTTCCAACTATGGCAACATTCGAATCTCATAAGTATAAATATATATTTATATTTATATATATATATATATATGTTTAATAAAATTTCGTATCTAAAGGAAAATAATTATATACCATCTGCTATTATAGATGCTGGTGCACATAAAGGTATTTGGACTGAACAAATGTTAAAAATTTATCCAGATTCTAAATATTATTTGTTTGAGGGAAATAATCATGAAGAAATTAATTTACTAAATGAGAAAAAAAATATTAATATTTATACTAATACTATTTTATTTAATAATAATACAGAAGTTGAATGGTATAAAGAAAATAATACAGGAGATTCAATTTTTAAAGAAAATTCTATTATCTATGAAAATACAAAGCCTATTAAAAAATCCGCTGTAACTTTAGATTCAATATGTAAAAATGATAAAATTTTATTAAATGAAAAAAATATATTTTTTAAAATTGATTGTCAAGGAGCTGAAATACCTATTTTAAAAGGTTCTACAACTATCTTAAAAAATACTGATTTTATTTTATTAGAAGTACCGTTATTTTATAACTTTAATAATAATGTATTGAATTTTGATGAACATATAAAATTTCTTGAAAGTATTAATTTTGTAGCGTTTGATATTTTAGATAAACATAATATGATTTTTACAAAAAAAAAAAAAAAATAAATTTTTCAATTAAATATA